CAACGATTACACAGTTTGCACTATCCAAAGCGAATCCGGAAGAGTCGAAAAAATTATTAGAGCTAATGGACGAACTTTTGAAGAACTTGGAAAGGATATCATATTTGAGTGCCGTAAGTGGAATGTCTGCGGAGGATTTCTTGAAACAAATGGGATTGGATTGGCCATGTTCGAGCTCGTCAAACCCCATATAAAAAAATTACAATCATTTACTACTACTCAAGACAGTAAAGCTGAAGGAATAAGAAAACTAATATATGACATTCAAGAAGGCAAAGTTGAATTACCTAGTAAACAACTAATGCCTGAGGTATTTAACGAAATGAGTGCTTATACCTATAAAATAGCAGCAAACGGCAACTTATCATTTACTCACCCACCAGGACTAAACGACGATATCGTTATGTCTATAATGATGGCTAACTTAGCTCGTAATAAACAAGCATTCACTCAAAATAAATTGTATATAGGAGGTTCGCAAAATAAAGGTAGTGTTAAATTTGGTCAAACTGCAGGCAGTTATTAAATTATTAATATGAAAGTCTGTAGTAAATGTAATATTGAAAAACCATTAATTGAATATGGTCTTGATAAAAAAGCTAAAGATAAAAAATCAAGTTGGTGTTTAGTTTGTTATAAGAATAGAGCAAAACAATATCGAGATATTCCTGGAGCTCAACTTAAACAAAAAAGTTTTGCGTTAAAACATAAATTTAATATTACTTTAGACACTTACAACTTAATGTTTACACAACAAAAGGGATGTTGTGCTATTTGTAATACTCATCAAAGTGAACTTTCAAGAGCCTTAGCTGTAGATCATAATCACGAAACAGGTAAAGTTAGAGGTTTATTATGTATGGGTTGTAATCGTGGAATTGGTATGTTAGGAGATAATCTTAATACCATACAAAATGCAGTAAAATACTTAAAACAATATAATTAATATGGGATTCGAATTTAAATCAGATCAAGAACCACAAAAAATGGTTGACACAAAAGTGACATTATCAGTAAATGAACCTACAATTGTAGAAGAAGATTTAACACAAACAATATTCGCTGAAGGCGAAGAAGGACAATTAGCAATCGAGTTTCTTGAAGAAAACGGTTTATACACTAAATTTTTATTGTATTGTGGAATTAAAGAACAATTGAAAAAATTAAGAGAAGAGTTGGCTAATTAAACTTACCTCATTACCATATGTATGTAAGCAATAATCAGATTTAGGACATTTACTGATTAGATGTGTACTCAAGAAGCAAAATGGAGGGGTTACTTCAAATCTATACTGTGCCATTCTTTTTATAAATACCCCTCCGCTTCTTATTTATTTAGGTTTTCGTAATTTAGGTCAAATATACACAATTGAGCCCCGAAAGGGGTTCTTTTGGCTTTAAGAGAATATCTTTTTATATTATATATTTATTGACAATGAGTGAAACAAAGCAAATAACAATTCCTGAGTATTTAATGGTTAAGCATTACAAAACACTTAACATTTTATCATCATTAGACGAAACTGATCAAATGATTGCTGTAATTTCGTCAGTAACAGGTGAACATGTTGATGATGTTATGATGTGGAGTATTAGTTCTATTATTGATGTTTATAAACGTATTACTGATATAATTAACAAAAATAGTCAAACATTTCATCCTATTGTTGAATGGAAAGGACAATTGTATGGTTTCAGAAACATGTCTAAAATGACATTAGGTGAATATGTTGATTTAGACAACTTAATTAAAGATGTAGATCGCAACTTAAATGATATACTTGCTTTATTGTATCGTCCAGTTACTCGTAATGAAATTAACACAGCTAAATTTATTTATAAGTCAACTATTAAGGCTTTAAAATATGAAGTTGAAAATGTATTTGATTATTACGACGTAGAAGAATACAACACAGATAAACGTAAAATTAAATCACCTGAATTTGATAATTTTCCTTTAGACATAGCATTAGGAGCTATGGCTTTTTTTTTAGGTACAAAGACAATGTTATCAAGCGATATTCTGTTATCTTCCCACAAAATCCAAATAGAGAAAGCGAAGAAGATGATGAGCAAGACAAAACATCGATTGCTAACCACTACGGTTGGTTTCTTACACTCTATGAACTTGCAGAAACCAATATCTTATCAATAAATGGAGAAAAGTGTTTAACCGATTTAAATGTAATATTTGTATTTAATTACTTATCGTTACAAACAGAAATAGAATTAGAAAGACAACAAAAACAAAAACAAATTAAATTAAAATAACATGGATAATTTAGAAAATAACGAAATTTTAAAATCATATAAAGTCAAAGCTGTTAAAGTAGAACTTACTGATTTTGAAAAACAAGTAATTGCAGCTGCAGAAGTTAAACCAGTAGACAGAGTATGTGCTTCATTTATGATTAATGAACATGAACTTAAAGAAATTTTAAAGAAAAAATAATATGGCTGATTTTCCCACATACAAATCTGTAGTTGATCAATTTGAAGCAGCATGTACTGCTCACCAAGCAATAAAACAATTTGGTGAGGGAAGTATCGACAGATTAGACAGTTTATTTCAAAACGTAAAGTATCCGTTTGCATTTTTAAGACCATTACAATCAACAGGTATGGTGTTAAATGCTAATGGTGTATCAGGTGCTCGCAGTTTAAACTTCGAGTTTTATATGATGGACATTCCACAATTAACTGACACAGACGTATTGAAATTACAATCACAAACAGAAATATATCTATACGACATTATTGCTTATTTTAATTTAGGCGCTGTACAACGTGATGAATACGTAACATTAAATAGTATTAGTCCGTTGTACGAAGCGTTTAATGATAGAGTAGCTGGTTGGCAAGCAAATATTACGTTTAATAGTTATGGTGTATTAGACTTCTGTAACTTTCCTTCATTATAATGGCAACTCCAATTCAGCAAGCATTACAGCAAGTAGGCAATCAAATAGTTGCTGAAATGAAGGCTAATTTACAACGTAATAACAATGATAATACAGGTAAATTAAGCAATTCAATTCAAGCTACAGTTGAAGGAGATAAGCTTATCATAACAATGGAAAAATATGGTAAATGGGTTAATGATGGACATGAACGTAGAGGAGGTAAACAACCACCTATTAAAGCAATTCAATTTTGGATAGCTAAAAATGCAATTACACCTAGAAAAGGAATATCAGCAAAACAATTACCTTGGGTTATTGCTCGTGGAATTGCAAAACGAGGTCAAGTAAGAAGACAAGCATTTCCATTTATTCAACCTGCTGTTGATGAAGTATTGAAGAAAGATTTAGGTGGAATATTTGGTAAAGCAATAAAACAAGAAATAGAAACAATGTTTAAAACAAAATGAGTCAGATAACTATACAGCAAGCAGCAGGACAATTAAATTTAGCAAACAGTGATTTGTTGTGGGAAGTAACTTCAGTGTCATCTTCAGCACCTCAATTTCAATATACTTGTGTTTTAAGAGATGGTTGTAACAATGTCTTAACAACAATAAAACAACAGCCTAATCCATCAGGTAAAGGTGTATTTAACTTAGGTCGAATCATTAAACAATATGTTGAACCTGACTTATATGCTTTAGACATAACAGGAACAGGTAGCATATTCCATAAAAATACTAACACAGCTGAATTTTTCAAAGTAGCATTTGGTGAAGAATTTGGTACAACTACTACAGGTAGTGTAACAAGTTATACAGGTATAGGTAATGCTACAGGTAGTGCTCAATTTACAGGTTCAATTCCATTCTATTACATTTTAAATGGAACATTAGATCCTAACTACGGTAGTTTTAACTGGGATACCAGTTCGTTCTTTAAAATGGAACCTACACCTAATACAGGTAGTTTTAGTTATAATGTTGCTTTAACAGATGCACCACGTGAACAATATGTTCAATTAACAGATTACGCAACTATATCGCTTTTAAACGGCAACCTAAATCAAAGCACGACATTAGCTCAAGATGTAGCTTACGTCGAGTATACGTTGTATTCTGGCGCGAGTATCGTGCAACAAAGTGTACTAGATAACCTTGATAATACAAATAACTATTTATCAGGTGGTCCTAGAACAGGTAGTATTAGTAATCCATTTCCTGGAACAATTAATACTTGTACTACATCATCAGGTACTCAAACATCAGGTAGTTTATTAATGTATGTAGGTGCAGGTCCTCAAAACTTAACTGAATTTAATTATTTAACTTTAACAGGAAGTTGGGACTATTATACTGTTAAATTTTATCCTCGAGGCACTTCAGGACCTAACGTTAGTGCTAGTTGGGACACATTTACTTATTATAACCAAAGCGCTAATTGTGGTTATGATGGAGTAAGATTTGCTTGGTTAAATGATTATGGTACTTGGGATTATTTCAATTTTACTTTGCAAGAAGACAAAACAACTACATTAGAAAGAGGTTTATATAAACAAACATTTGTGCCTTACAACACAACAACAAATACAGTTCCATACAATAAAAAACGTAGAGGAACTACAAGTTATTATGTTAATATTAATGAAAGTTTTAGAGTATTCAGTGATTGGTTAACACAAGAACAAGCTGATTGGTTAGGTGAATTATTTTATTCTCCCAACGTTTATGTTCAAATTGGATTAGAATTTATTCCTGTTATTTTACTTGACACAGATTTTGTTAGTAAAACAAATCCAAGAACACAAAAGAATTTTCAATACATAGTTAACTATACATTAGCAAACAACAAGAGAAGTAGATAATGAGTAATCAGTATTCAGTAATATTACGAGCACAAAACGACTTTGGTGAAAAGTTTGATTTAGAAATAATTGACACTCCAGATTTTTTACTTGACATATCAGCTATAGAATTAGGTGATATAGGAAGTGTATTTGGAATTTCATCACAAAACTTTACATTACCAGGCAATGACTTAAACAATCAATTTTTTAACAATTTATTTGATTTAGGAACAACACCAGCTGTTGCCTTAAATAAATCAGTGCCCTGTCAAGTATTAGTTGATGGAGCTGGAGTGTTTACAGGTAAATTAAGAGTTGATAGTATTATTACTGATGAATACAATGACATAATTTATAATTGTGTTGTAGCAAATGAAACCGTAGATTTTCGTATATTAACTGAAAATAAAGGAATAGCTGATTTAGCTTGGGCTCCATATTCTCATAGTTACACATACGCAAGTATTTCTCAATCGTGGAATGATCAGTTATTTAGTGGTTCAATTTTATATCCATTAATTAATTATGGTGCTAATCCAAACACAGCAGGTTCTCCTGGATTTGAATTTGGTGGTAGTCAGTTTCAAATGGATAATCCATTTACACCACT